GGCGTCGACCCCCAGGTTTAAATTGGGGAACTTTGACAGCATAGCGAGTACAAGCTGATTAGAAACTCTATCGGATGCTTCGCTTAAATCAAGCGTAGCGAGGGTTCCTGTGAGGGAACCCTCTCGTGCCAAGAGTTGGTTAGGCTCTTGATCTGTGAATCCAACGAGCCAGGAGCCGATATTATCGGCCTCAAGCTCAAGCACTAATGGCTCAAGAATTGCCTGTTGCATGTATTGCATGCAGGTGGGTTCTATCGCTATAATGCGTGGAGCTTCTAACGTTTTAGGTACAGGAATGACCCTAACGGGCTGCTCCTGACCGGGCGACAAGTAGTCAACATGCTCAGTTACGCGCCAAAAACGCTCACTGGGTATGGCGTAATCGACAAACGGAAAGATCATTTCCAGTCGATCGGTCCACACGGCCTGTTTCCATTTACGGTTGCCTTTTAGGCGGTCCGCAGTGGCCCCAGGTCCATGCTTTGGCAACACCTCTCCGTTCTTGATCATTCGATCAATTTTGTAGAGGACATTACCAAAAAGGAGCCCGCTCACGCGGGTAAAGGACGAAATGTCCTCATCTGAAAAACTCAGCTCCTTCAACTCTTGTTCAATCTCGACGAACTTCCGCATAGCGAGAGCCGTTCGCTCATCAGAGCAATCCAGCTCTATCTTCTTAAACACCAGTGTTAACTGGCGAATAGCGAAGATGGAATCTATGCATGGTGCGTCGAGTAGCAAACCAGTGTCGCGGTCAAACACATTCCCAAGGAAACCTTGCATAAATGCAGGGAGCCCGCCAGAAAACCGGAAACCGGCAAACTGGTCGTGGGACACCTTTCCTTTGGCGAGACTTTTTTCGAAGTCCTTACCAAAGTGAGGGAGGGTAATCGTTAAAAACGACAACCCCTCATGTTTGACACGATCCGTGACAGTTTTGACGTCACGAATGGTGCTAGCGCAACTTCCCTGGCTGAGATCTTCAGCCAGAACTTTCCAGAGCATTATTAGGCTTTTCAACCTTCCTCCTAATAGAGGTTTGGTATCCATTAGCCATGACTGCTCTGCCGCGTACGTCAATCCGAAGCCCCCCAGAAAGGAGTCCTCGAACAGTAACGACTTCCACACCCATCACTTCGAACTTGCCACCAATCCCTCTCGGGTTGGGTACAAACGTAGTGATGTCGGTATGGTATACGGCCTTTAGCCACGCAACACCGTCCGGATTAACGGACGATGTGATGGCGCAGTGACCGTAATGGTCGGGATCCGCGGTGATGTATTGAAACACCGTCACGGAGCCATCTGCTTCCTGCCAGCTTTGCTGGTAGATGGAATCAGACATAATGTTCGAGGTCCCTTCTAGACGGGGGGGTGAACGTTAGTTCTCGCCACCCAGAAGTTGGGTGACCTTCGCACCAGAAGACGCCGTCAGATAGGCAACAAGCCCATCGACGATCTGCTTCACCTCTGTAGTCGTGTAGCCAACCAGCGGAACGTCGACCACCAAAAAGGTGGACATTGACGAAACGATGTTGTTGGCAGGCACGAGAGGATCCGAAGAAGTCTTCTTGTGGTCGATGCGAATTGTGCGCCGGGTGCGCCTTCCGTACTGATGGGACACGATCATCTTGACCGTGCCGTCATCCTTCTGGAAAGTGCCCCCATTGGTGCCGCTGCTGACACGCGGAAGCGTGTTGGCAATCGCATTGATGGTGACTGACTGTGGATCGGCAAACGCCATGGCATACTCCGGTTTAATTGAAATTAAATTGGAACAACTTTGGATCTAATCAATCCTAAGCTGCTTTGGCCCCTTGGAAATTCCAAGAGCCGCGAGGATGGCCCATTGCTTCGTGGATAACGAAGATGTGTCAACCCCGAATCCGTACGGTGTTGCAGACCTCCTAATCTTCATGTCGGACTTGTCAGTCCGCCACAGAGACGAGAGATAGGGGTTAGTTATCTGGCCAAGACCATTGAAACCGGTCCAACCAGACGTATT